GGATTTAAGGAACGTGTTGATGATTGTATCAACTGCTCAATCCCTTTGCCCCCAGTGGATAATGCCAAACTTGCCGAGTTTGAGCTTCAAGTAATGAAGCTTGCTCCGCCTAAGGCAGAATTCCAGGGTACCGAAGTGAAGGCTCTTCCGCTTAATACCGTTTGGGAACGAGTGAAGAATCAGGTTGATCCTGAAGACTTGATGGGATATACGAATCCTTTCAGAACCGAGAACATGTATGGCGTGTTTCGGTTGTTGGTTCAGAGCGAACAAAATCCCTCCGATTGGATGTGGATAGCTCATGGAACGCTTGTAGCTAACAAGCTGTTTGTACCAACTCATTCACTCAAAGCTGGCAGGCGTTACAGAATTTGCAACGCTAGCGCCAATATCCTGCTGGACGAAACTTTTTACCCAGTAACTCAGGATTTAAGCGTGTTCACTGTCAACAGTATCAAAGCACCAAAGTGGCGTCTGCGAGCTCCAACAACAATGGAGAACGCAGTAATGCTTGCCTTCCACGAAGAAGGAGATAAAATGGTGCGTGTTGGCTCTGGCCCCGCTGCCCCAAATGGTTACCATCGTATCCCGTCACGAGCTGGATGCTGTGCTGCTCCGCTAATTGACAATAATGGCTTTGTAATTGGCTTCCACATTGGTGGAGCCTCTTCAGTGAATGCCTTTATTCCTGTCAATGATGCGTTGAAAGCAGCTGTATCAGCAAATCCCGCCACTTTAATCGGACTGGATTTTCCGTTGCGCCGCCCAATCTTGACTCACTCAAAGGATGCTGGAACAAATATCCAGCATTTTGTTTGTCATAGTCGCGTAAGCCGCTTTGAAGGTAACACTGTTTATGAAACCAGACCCAAGACGCTCACAGGACGTTTTCATGATGATGTTTACGAACATCTGCAACACATGAAATACATTGATCCTTGGGCTTTGGTTCCAGTGTTTACCCTGACACGCGGTGCTAAGATGAGAAACCGTCGCTCTCGAAATTTTGAGCTTGACGAGTTTGAACTTAGTTACGGAAATTACGATGAAGCTCGCGCTGAGTATGGACTGGCTTGTCCCAATTTGACAGCCTCTTACTTGTCCATCAGTAAGTATGCGAGATTGCGGCCCGCAATGAGTGACCCTAAATCAGTTTGGGCACTCAATAGGGCATATGGATTTTTATGTCAGCATTTTGCTCCTTTTCTTCAAGACACTGAAGTAGTGTCACTTGAGGAAGCAATTGCTTCGGTTGATATGACCACCTCCCCTGGAGTTGTTTGGTCACAAACATTCAAGACGAAGCGAGAGTTTTTCGAGAAACCTATGGACGGGTTTGATCCCGTTCAATGGCTCAAGGAAGATTGGGAGCGCCTCAAAGATGATGACTATGTGTCAATTTTTGGTAACTCCGTGAAAGAGGAAATGCGCCTGCAAGAGAAGTTGGATCGTAACTCAATGCGAACCTTCACTGCTGGCCCAGTCGAAATGACTGTTCACGGTAACCGCTTGTTTCTGCACCAAAACCAGTGCTTTTATGAATCTGCTCTGAGTACATCCTCAACTGTTGGTTATTGCCAATGGTATGGAGGATGGGACGAGATGTTCAAGAAACTGTGTGTTTATCCCAATGGGTATGCTTTAGATGAGACTGAATATGATTCGAGTCTCTTCAGCGCCCTTATGTGGATGGTTGCCAAATTCCGATTTAAGATGTTGGTCAAGCCTGCTGAAATGGCG